ATACTCGGTACCCTGACTATTGATGGGGTTTCAATAAACCAAGAAATGGTAGATAAAGGGTATGCTTGGGGCTACGATGGCGGCACTAAAGGAAAAGACTTTGAAGCCTTAAAGGCAAAAAGAGCATTAAATAGCTAAGGGGCAAAGGCATGAGGGTAGCGGTATATTCAATCGCTTTAAACGAAGAACAATTTGTAGAGGCTTGGTATGAATCGGCTAAAGAAGCTGACTACCTTCTTATTGCTGACACTGGTTCTACTGATGGTACTGTTGCCCTTGCTAAAAGCCTTGGTATCACTGTGGTACCAATCTCAATAAAACCTTGGAGATTTGATGATGCTCGTAATGCTAGCCTCGCTTCTATCCCTGGGGATATTGATTATTGCATTGCTTTGGATCTCGACGAAGTTTTAGTACCTGGATGGCGTGCCCACCTAGAAGCCGTCCCAACACAAACAACTCGCCCTAGATATAGATATACATGGAACTGGAAAGAAGACGGTACCCCTGGCCTTCAGTATGGCGGGGACAAGATCCACTCACGTCACGGATACCGTTGGAAGCACCCTGTACACGAGGTATTGACTACGGATAGAATTACTCAACTTGAACACTGGATTGATTTAGAGATTCACCATCACGCTGACAATACAAAGCCTAGATCTCAGTACCTACCCTTACTGGCTCAGTCTGTTGTAGAGGATCCCTATGATGATAGAAACGCCTTTTACTACGCCCGAGAACTATTTTTCTATGGCCAGTATGAAATTTCTACCGAAGAGTTTAAGCGACACCTCTCTTTACCTAGAGCTACCTGGAAACCAGAAAGAGCAGCCTCTATGCGATACCTGGCTAAAATGGAATCGAATTGGCAAGACGCTTACGCCTGGCTAAACAAAGCACACCTGGAGGATCCAACCAGACGAGAGCCCCTAGTTGAAGCAGCCAAGCTACTCTATGAGAATAGAGCCTGGACAGAATGCCTACAAGCTGCAGAGCTAGCTATTTCTATAGAGAACAAGCCTTTAGACTATCTATGTGAAGAGTTTGCTTGGGGCTCAGATCCCTGGGATTACGCAGCTATTTCGGCTTACAATCTAGGAAAGTTCGAGAAAGCCATGCAATACGGAACTAAAGCGGTAGAATTAAATCCATCAGATACGCGTTTAGTATCTAATTTAGCTTTTTACTCTAAGGAGAGCCCGAATGCCGACAACGTATAAGATCCTAGCCCAAGCAGCTCCAGCGGCTACTACGCCTACAATTTTGTACGGACCTGTGGGTACAGGACTTTCAACCGTGATGTCTACTATCGCTGTATGTAACCGAGGAGCCACTGCACTTACATACCGCATCTCTCTTCGTCAAACAGGAGAGGCAGACGCTGCTAAGCAGTACCTAGTATACGATGCATCCCTTGCTGCAAATAGCACAGCTACCTACACCCTGGGAATAACCTTAGGTGCGGCGGATTCCGTATTTGTCTATGCATCTTCTGCAAACGCTACCTTTCAAGCATTTGGTTCGGAGATCTCGTAATGGCAGTACAGATAAATGGCCAAGATGTTGGCCCAATTAAATTTACAGATGATAGGCCTGGAAAGACACTTCATGTAGGCTTATCAGCTCCACTTAACCCCGTTGATGGGGACGTTTGGATGGATTCAGATGCGTTAAATAACGCAGGTAAGAACTTAATTCAAACAATTGACCTAGCTACAGGTGGAACTACTAAGACTTGTAACGTGAGCTCTGATTATAAAGATACAGAGATTATTATTAGAGGTTTAAACGTCACCGTTGATGCTAGTTTACTTGTAAGAATTAACGGAGATATTACAACCAATTATCTTGACGCATTAAATGCAAACGTTGGTCTTTCCAACGCTTTATTTACCGTTGACGGCGTAAACTCAGGATCAACAAACGGCTTTATAAAAATCAATGTGTTTGATACTACTAACACCACTACTTACAAACTTTCTACGGTAGAGGGAAGCTACGTAAGTAGTGTTACTAACCTACCTAGATTTATTACAAACTCAAGTTCGTATTTACTTACGAACTTAGTAACCTCAGTTACTTTAACTTTAACTGCCGGAGCTTTTGCTGGCGGTACCGTACTAGTATATGGAGTGAACTAATGGGACTAAGACGTTGGAATAGAACCACATCTAATTGGGAGTCTTTTGGCACTCCCCAAGTAAATCCTGCATCTATTGGTGCTGCGCCAGCATTACACGCAGTACAACATTTAGTCGGTGGCTTAGACGCAATTACCCCTACAGGTATTGGTGCTGTTTCTGCATCTTCCGGAGCTGTAATTTTAGCCCCCACTAATTCAACTGTCGTTAGAAATATTACGGTATCCACTTCAACCCCATCAGGGGGAAACGATGGAGACGTCTGGCTGAAGTATAGTTAAACCATGGCCACGTACATCAAGGTAGGTGGTACTTGGCGGACTGTATCTGGTGACACAGATTCTGTTTGCGGGTATGTAAAGGTAGACGGTTCTTGGAGAGCTGTTAGTAATACCTGGGTAAAAGTTGATGGATCTTGGCGCTCTGTTTGTGCGCCTACACCTACACCTACACCTACACCTACACCTACACCTACACCTGGTCCTGGCCCATCTGATCCACCACAAGATTCTTCTGTGTCTAGCCTATCCCCAAGTAGTGGGGCAGCAGGTGGAGGCTACACAGTAACTATTAATGGGTCTTTTCCATCTAACCTTACTAACATTAGTGTTAACGGTACAAACGTCGGTAGTTTTAGCCGCGTAAGTAGTACCGCGTACAGCTTTACCATGCCTGGTGGAGCTGCTGGAACAACTGTACAAGTTCAACCTTTTAATGGTCGAGTACCTCTAATGTCTGCCTTAACCTTTACTTATAACTCTGTGGGTGGTGGGGAGACTAACACCTGCGTAAATGGTAACTTCTGCAGCAACATTGTTTATACGGATGGCACTAGCGTATCTGTAAACGCTATTAACGGAACTTTTAACGGATCGCTACAAACTGAATCTTGCGGAAGTGGCGGTACTCGTACTAAGGCATACACGTGTGTTACTCCTACTTACTGTCCAAACATTTCTGTTGGTGCAGGACAGTGTATCGGTGGAGGAGGATCCACATCCTACTACGTAGCTGGTTGCTGCCCATTAAATATTAATAATGAGGCAAACTCCCCTGCATATGGAATTAGCTCAGTAGGCTTTGGAGAAGCACTAGCAAATGCTAGTAGCGCCTGTTACTCAGCATTAACTGGAGTTCAGTACTCAAATAGCACTTTTCCGACCGTAACCTGTGGAGGGGGGACACCAGTTTGTAATTGCTCTCCCTTAACTAGCACTGCATCAACAGTGACAGTGCCTACATCCAGATGTAGTTCAGGAAGTATTAACGTAACTATTGAAACTTACAACCAATGTTGCGTAAATAACGGTACTGTCGGCCAAACTACAGTAACTACCCAGGGAGCTTGCGTACCACCACCAGTCACTTGTTCTGGGGCAGCGTGCTCACAAGCTGCTTGTCAAACTTGTGCTCCAGCTCCTCAAAGCTTTACCAGTACCCGCAGCGTTTCTACTAATATCTGTGCTTCAGGTATAATGAACACCTACACTTGTTATACACCAGGGTCTTGTTCAAACATCACCTCTGATACCGGATGCGTACCTGCTACACAGAACTGTACTCCGGTATACTCATACAGAGAGTTTAGAAGTTCTTGTGGAACAACCGTAGACATTTACGTAGTTCCAAGCGGATGCCCTAATGCAGGGGCAGAATCATTTACTTGCCCCGTATCTACCTGTACTACAAGTAGTCCTTGCGGTATTCCAGGATGCTGCCCATACGGATCAGGAACTGAGGTTTGCGGAAATGGCGGCACTAGAACTTACTGTATAACACCAGCTGGCTGTCCAAATATCTACGGACCTTGCACCGGAGAATCTACCCCTACCCCTACTCCAACACCTACCCCTACTCCAACTCCAACACCTACTCCAAGCTGTAGTGGAACTGTCTTTAGATTCAATGAGCCTCAATGTTTTGGATACGCAAGTATCTACGATAACTGTGGTAATTTCCTTGGATGCAACGACTAACGTAGCAAGGTATACTAATCGTACTATAGATTTTAAGGAGAAAAAATGGCTGACGAATCTTTAACGCCTTGGCAAAAGTATAAGCAAAACCTTGGAGAAACTCGTCCTTGGGATCTTTTAAGGTCTGACAATAAAACAACAGACGATATTGCTGCTGAGCGGTATGAGATCTGCAAAGCTTGTCCGGAACTAATTAAACTTACTAAGCAATGCAAAAAATGTGGGTGCTTTATGAATCTTAAGGTAAAGTTAGCCCCGGCAGAGTGCCCGATAGGTAAATGGGAACCCACAACAATTTTGGAGTAAAAATGGACATTAAAAAAGAATACCTTGCGCCAGGAATTGTCGCGTATTACGATGTTATGGAAAGCCCACAAGATTTTATCTCGGATGTAGAAGGCTTAGTAGAGATTAACAACATCCAGTGGGTGCCCGGAACTACCAGAGACGCCAATGATGGAAGCGCTACTGGAAATGTGGTAACCAACACCATACGAGATGTAGAGACCATAGGTATTCCCTCTTTTGATAGGCACCCCGAGCTGAGACAACACGCTGGAGGCCCCAGTGCTCAACTACACGATTATTTAAATGAAACTGTATACCCTGTAGTAAGAGACTATGCCATAGAGCACGGAATTTTAGGATACGCTACCGGAGAAAACTGGCAAATTCTTAAGTACGGAAAAGGCCATCACTTTGCCAATCACGTGGATGATAGTAAGGCCTACCCACGAACCTTCTCTATCTCCTACTATCTAAACGATGGCTATGAGGGTGGGGAGATTGAGTTCCCTAGATTTGACTTAAAAATTAAGCCTATTGCTAACCAAGCAATAGTGTTCCCAGCTAATTACGCTTATAACCATAAAATCTACCCGGTTATTTCTGGGACGAGGTACACAGTAGTAAACTGGTTTGAGTGATATAGACTATACATATGCGTGGAGAACAGGTAATCGGTCGATTCAATATCAACCATGAGCGTGGATCGATCATTTCGGGTACCACAAAAGAAATTGTTAGAACCGTAGGCTACGACCTTGAGTGGTGGCTATACCGTCCAGACCTAAGCTTTGTAGATCCAATCTATGATGTAGGTTCTTCAGGAGCTAACGGTGGTCGTCACTGGCACGGCCCTCACCACATCATGGTTATTAACGCTACCCTTACCCAGGGTGTTACTATGCAAAGTGAGCGCGGTTTCTACAACACTGACGTTCTTAGCATTACTATTAACATGGACGTTATTGATGGCTCTTCTTTGTCGGGTGGAGAATCACTTCCTATTCCAGAGCTAAAGTATCTTCCTTCTAACCCAGACGCTTACTTGCGTGATCGCATTGTGTTTAAGAACCAGGTATTTACCCCTAAGAGAGTTCTTCCAAAGGGAATTATTACTAACGACTATACTCTGTTTGATATTGACTGCTACCAGGTTAACCCCGAAGAGCTTGTCAATGATCCTCAATTCCAGCAGTATGCTAACTACTCTCCATTTAATCCAAAAGATGAGTTTGCTAACGAAGGGATCCCAGGCTAATGGCTAAAACAATTAAAGCTGGTGGTGCTAAGCACACTATCAAGAAAAACAAAAAGGGAGACATAATTGTCGACCACGCTGATAGCGCAAAGCTTGATAACTACGATAAAATTAACCTAACCAAAAAAGCCGGGGTTAAGACCGTCAAAGAAGGTGTCAAGGCAACTAAAAACTGGCATAAAGGTATCGATCACAAGAAGAAAGGCAAATAATGGCTAAGAATCCTTGTTGGGACGGATACGTCCAAGTAGGAATGAAGACTCAAAACGGAAAAAAGGTGCCAAACTGTGTACCTGAAGGAAAAGGCAAAGACAAAGTTCCAGCACCTAAGAAAGGTAAGAAATAATGTGTAAATCATGTGGAAAGCCAGGATGTAAAGGTACTTGCAAGAAAACTGCAAAGAAGACCGCAAAGAAGATGTCCCCAAAGCAGAAGAAGCTTGATGTGGACAAAGATGGCAAGCTAGAAGGCTCTGACTTCGCTGCCCTACGAAAGAAGAAGAAGTAATGTGCGCTACCTGTGGCTGTGGTAAGCCTAAAGACAAGCATGGCATGAAGACCCTGGCCGCTGCTAATAAGAAGTTTGATAAGAAGTCTGATTCTAAGGGTAAAGCCAAGAAGTCCAACATGGTTAGAAAAAAGGGCATGTAAAAGAGTTATTGATTTAACCCCCGAAAGGGGGTTTTTTCATTTATTCTTGTTTTTGACGCCGGAGTAATCCGGAACCCTGCAGCTTGACCCCCGCATTTCTCCCTTTGGAGGTTTTTAATGATTTCACTACTCGATAGAATGGCTCGTGCCGAAACTGAGGCAGATAGAGAGCAATTCGTCCGCGGTGTTTTAGGTCTAGACAAATTTCATGCTGGCTCAATGGTAGCTGGCTGGATTGCAGGAAGTCTGATCTCTAAAGCCGTGGGCCGTAAATGAGATTATCAGAAGCCTTAAAATACTCCATAAGTGAAGGTGCTCGATTAGATTCGTTAGCTACTACTAACGATTTGCGGGAGTACTGCAGAGCTAATGGCTGGCCCTCAGACATTGTAAATAATATGTCTGTTGTAAACGATGGGTCTCAACACACCATCTACTACCCACCCTATCTAGGACGTAGAGTAGTAGAGCTAGAATACACCCCAGAGATACCTACATTTGCTACTCTTCGCAGATTTTTAGATCAAACAAATGATACTAATTTTGCTGCTGGAATATTGGGGGCGATGAACTTCTAATGCCATTTATTATTAATGAAGATAAAGCTATAAAAGCTATGCTGACAGGAATAACTGTTTCAGATAGTGGTAATCCCGCCCGCCCTGTAGGAGTGTGGTTTGGTCAACCTGACCTTGAAATTAGAGCTCAGTCATACCCATACCTAACGATAGATTTTATTGGCTATAACGAAGATTTCTCCAGAGCTCATCGCGGAGAGATTCAAATGCCCTACTTTCCAGAAGGTGTAGACACCGACGAGCAGTATGTAACAGAGTTCCCTATTCCAGTTTACTTAGATTATCAAATCACCAGCTATGCACGCCAACCTAGACACGATAGGCAAATAATGGCAGCCATGGCAATTGGCCAACGTATCCCACTACGTTTTGGTCTACTAGTTGTCCCAGAAGATATGACGGTTCGCCGTTTAGATTTTCTGGGGTTTGTAAAAAAAGATACTACAGATGAAAACGGTAAGCGTCTATTTTCTAATGCGTACACTATTAGAGTTAGTGCTGAAATTTTACCTAGAGTTCTTGAACAGATCATCCCCGTACAAAATACTAACGTCTCGCTCAATAGCCAGCCCACAGAATTTACTACTATATCTATATAACTCGGCACCCCAAGAATATCAACCTACCCTAAGGAGTAAAACAGATGGCTACATACAGCCGGCCAGGAATCTTCATTAATGAAGTTTCTCTGCCTCAATCCATTGAATCTGCCAACAACGGTTCGTCTCGCGGCGCATTTGTTGGTACGTTTGCAAAAGGACCTACTGCAGAACCAACACTAATTACAAGTTGGTACGAGTTTGGAAAAACTTTTGGAACGTTGTCAGATTTATACCCAGCAAGCTGGGCTCTCTATGCCTTTTTCGCTAACGGCGGACGTCAGGTATACGTAAAGCGTGTCGTAGGTACAGGTGCTGCAGCAGCATCCGTAACCCTAGTAGACCGTGCAGCAACACCAGTCCCTACCCTAACTATTAGCGCTGCTAATCCAGGACAGTGGGGCAACACCCTAAAGGCAGAAGTTACTTCGGCCTCTACTACAACCTTTAACCTAATCATCTCTGATGCAAACGGGGTCGTAGAACAATTCTCTGATCTAAGCATGTCTAGTACAAGTACACGTAACGTAGTTTCATTTGTTAACTCAACATCCTCTGTTGTGCGTGTAACTAACCTAAATGCTTCTACAGCAGCTCCAAATAACCAACCAGCAGTAGCGGAGAACAGAGCGTTTACTGCTGGAGCAGATGGTGCTGTTCCTACTAGAGCAGCTTACTCAGCTGCACTAACTACCTTTGATGCAATTAACGCTCCGCTTCTACTTAACAACGCAGATGCAGCATATGCTTTTGCAGCAGGAGGAACTACCATTGCTCGTGCAGCGGCAGTTGCTCTGCAAGGAGATGTGGCTGCCTAT